CAGGACATGGGCCATCACCGTCGAGGCGGCTGGGCATAACGAAGAAGGGGACCGTTTGGTCCCCTTTCTTTTAAGTCGCGGCCACTATGGACACTTGCGTCTGCGGGAGGTCTTTTGCATGCACACGAACAGTGCCATTCTCATCCCGCAAGGTAACATCGACTTTATCAGTGCTACCAAACCCGCCGATACCGCGATCACTCGCTTCGCTGAACTTGTCGACGAATACCAGCTCAGGTGTACCAACCGGCACTACAATGAACTGAAACAGACGTTCGCCTGCTGCCCATTGAATAACATCTCCTGTGCGCCCACGCACGTTCACTTTCCACTCGCCTTCATAGTCGCTGTCGATAACACCAACAGTATTGCCCAATTGAATACCGTGTTTCACACCTGCGCTGGAACGTGGCAGAATCAGGGCAACATAACCCTTTGGCACTTTGGCTGCGAAGCCCAAACCCGTCAAATAGGAGGGGGTGCCCAAGGTAGCGCCTGCTACAGGCATGAACAGGTCATAACCTGCGGCGCCTTCGGTACCGCGTACAGGGGTGATTAAATCCGGGTGAAGTCTAACGATTTCCATTAATATGCTCTCTTTACTGGTTTAGGGGATGTGCACATGGCACAAGATGAACAACAACCGCTGGATACGCTGAACCAGCATAAACTGACAGATTGGTCTCACGAACCAACTCTGGCGGAATTAAAGCTCGATGTCGAGAACTCTGCTACTGCGCACAAAACGCAGGTGACGCTAATTGACGGCTGGCTTGAATATCTACACGCGACTGGTAAAGGTGCGGCGCCGAAGGAGAAGAACAAGTCTCAGGCCCAGCCAAAGCTCATTCGCCAGCAAGCAGAGTGGCGATACGCTTCTTTGTCCGAGCCTTTCCTTTCTTCCCCAGACATCTTCGAACTGAAGCCGGTTACCTGGGAAGATCGTAATGCTGCGATGCAGAATGGTCTGCTGCTCAACAACCAGATGAACACCCGCATCGACAAGCAACACTTGATCGACACGATGGTTCGCTGTGCTGTTGATACCGGCGTGGCCTTCCTGAAGACCGGTTGGTTGCGTGAAGTCAAGAAGGTGAAGCGCCAGGTACCTCAATACGAGCTGACGCAAAATCCTGAATACTTGCAGATCATGCAGGAACTTGATGCACTCAAGGCTGAATCGCCGTCGCAGTATTACGAAGTCGATGAAGGTTACCGTCTTGCGCATGAAACCTACGAAACCGATGGCATTCCGTATGCTCCGGTGCAAGTAGGGTTCATTGAAGAAGAACAGGAAGACGTTATTCAGAACCACCCTACGTTGGAGGTGATTTCACACAAGAACATCATCGTTGACCCAACGTGCAAAGGTATCCTGGAAAACGCCGGCTTTATCGTGCACAAGTTCCTGACCAGCAAGTCCGAGCTGAAGAAGGACGGTCGTTACAAGAACCTGGACAAAATTGTCACTGACAAGGCCCAGCCACTTTCAGAGCCTGACTTTGATGTGGGCGTAAAAGCTCGGACGTTCAACTTCGCGGATAAAGCCCGAACCAAGATGGTTGCCTATGAGTACTGGGGCTTCCGTGATATTGACGGCTCCGGTGTAGTGAAGCCGTTTGTGGCTACCTGGGTAGGCGACATTCTGATCCGTATGGAAGAAAACCCGTTCCCAGATGAGAAGCTGCCCTTTGTTGCAATTCCATACCTTCCGGTGTACGAATCGGTATATGGCGAGAGCGATGGCTCGCTGCTGATCGAAAACCAGAAGACTGTTGGTGCAATCCAGCGTGGCATGATTGACGTGTTCGCCAAGTCTGCCAACGGCCAGACCGGTATTGCAAAGGGCGCCCTCGACGCACCGAACAAGCGCAAGTTTGTTGAAGGTGGTGACTACGAGTTCAACCCGGGCAACGATCCACGGTCGGCGATCCACATGCACACCTTCCAGGAAATTCCTGTGTCGGCGTGGCAGATGTTGCAAGCGCAAAACCAGCAAGCTGAAGCAATGACCGGGGTCCAGGCTTTCTCTGCTGGCTTGAGTGGTACGTCTCTGGGCGATACTGCCACTGGTGTGCGTGGTGCTCTGGATGCTGCGTCGAAGCGTGAGCTGGGCATTCTGCGGCGTCTCGCTGCCGGTGTAGTGAAGGCCGGCCGCAAGATGATCGCCATGAACGCGGCATTCTTGGAAGACAAGGAAGTCATTCGGGTAACCAACGATTCGTTCGTGGACATTCGACGTGACGACCTGGCCGGCAACTTCGACATCAGCCTGGGTATCTCCACGGCCGAGGAGGACAATGCCAAGGCTCAAGAACTGTCCTTCATGCTGCAAACTGTTGGCCCTAACGTAGGCTGGGAAGTGACGGCAATCATCCTGGCAGACATTGCACGCTTGCGCAAAATGCCTGACTTGGCCAAGAAGATTGAGGACTATCAGCCGCAACCTGATCCTGTTGCTCAGCAAAAAGCACAACTGGAACTCGCCTTGTTGCAGGCGCAGATTGTTACCGAACAAGCGCGCGCCGCACAGTTCGGCTCCAATGCTCAACTGCATCAGGTCAAGCAGGGCACCGAAGTTGCGAAGGCCAACGCACTCAATGCGAACGCCGACAAAACTAACCTCGACTTCTTGGAACAGGAGTCCGGTGTTAAGCAAGAACGCGATAAGGAGATCATGGACAAACAGCACCAGGGTCAGGCACAGTTGCAGGCAGTTCAATCAGCTATCCGGCAACAAGAAGCAAGTCAGATGAATAAACCTGGCGCTACGTAACGACAAGCGGTAATATGCGGGACTTCAAACGAAGTCCCCTTTAATTCACTCAGGAGCACCCCAAATGGGCAATGCAACTAAAGAAATCGAAGTAACCATCGAGCAGTGCAATGAGCGCATCGAAATGGCACGTAAGCTCGAAAGTCTGCTGAACAACCCCGACTTCAACGATTTGATCATGACCGGTTACATGGAGCGCGAGTCGCACCGCCTTACCCTCATGCTTGCAGACCCGGCGTGTGAAACTGCCCAAGGTCAGACCAACGTAGTGCGCGACCTGTCCGCCATCGCCCAACTCAATGCCTACTTCCGCAAAGTGCGTCTGGCCGGCAAAGTGGCCCTTAACACCAAACGTGACCACGAAGAAGAACTTCAACTGCGTCTGATCGAAGAGTTGGAGGAATAAGCCATGGCCGACTTCCTCTCTATGTCTGATGCGGACTTCTTGTCTGCCGGTCCCGCCAAGTTAGTGGAAGCGCAAGCCGCTTCAGAGGTTGCTGTCGATGCGGAGCCCGTCGTTGTTGCCGAAGTACCTGCCACCGTCGAAAGCACAGAAGTTTCTGCTGACGCTAATACGTCCCCCGAAGCTGAGCAAGAAGGCGAAACGCAGGGCGAAGTCAGCGAAAGTGCTGAAAGCCAAGCAGCTGACGACCTTACTGACCCGCTTGGCGAAGATGCCGACGTTGAGATTGATGGCCTCGTAGCTGAAAAGCCCAAAGTAGCGGCGGAGCCTGCTGCTTCTACTGGTTTACCTGAAGGCGTAGAACGTATCTTTGGGACTATCCGGGCCAACGGCCGGGACATGCAAGTCAAGAACGTCGACGAAGCTATCCGTCTTATTCAGATGGGTGCCAACTATTCGCAGAAACGTGCAGCTGACAAGAAGAACCTGTCGTATGTGCGAGTTCTGGAACAAAATGGCATGCTCGACCACGAAAAGTTGTCGTTTGCAGTTGACTTGCTTGCCGGAAAGCCCGAAGCTATCGGCAAGTTGTTGAAAGACAGCAAGATTGACGTTCATGAACTGGACGATGACAAAGTTGCAGCTTACCGCTCGGAATCTCGGGCACCGTCTGAAGCAACTATGGCCATCGAAGAAGTTGTCAGTGAGCTGGAAGGCAACGAACACTTCGGTCGTTTGGTTGGCGAAATGAAGAACTGGGATACACAATCCCAAGCTCTGCTGGGTCAACACCCACAATCGCTGGCACAACTCACCGAACAGGTCGAATCTGGCGTTTATGACAAAGTCATGGACGAAGTCAATCGCCAACAAGTTTTGGGTAACTTTAAAGGTGTACCGCTGATGCAAGTGTACAACCAGATCGGCCAGGAAATGGCTGCTGCTGGCGCCTTTAACGCCCCGGCCCCGAAGGGTCCAGTTACAAAGCTGGTAACTCCGGGCAAAAAACCTTCCGCAGCCCCAAAAGCTGATGAAGAACGCCGTCGCGCTGCTGCCCCGTCGAAGGGTGTAACGACTGCAACTGAAGAAGCAAAAGATCCGAAGTTTCTCGCTATGAGTGACGAGGATTTTATGAAGACCCTTAAACGATAAAAGGAAACGCCGACATGGCAGCGCCAAACGTATATAAACCGATGTCTTACAACGCCCCACCGGGCACCCCTTCGAGCATCGGTCCACAGGCTTACGAGGAGTTTCACCAGAAACAAGCCCTGATCGAAGCTCGACGTGAACAGTTCTTTACCCAACTGGCCGACGTGACCGTCATGCCCAAGAACATGGGCAAAAAGATCACCAAGTTCCACTACATCCCGCTGCTAGACGACCGCAACGTCAACGACCAGGGTATTGACGCAAACGGCGCCGTAATCGCCAACGGTAACCTGTACGGTTCCAGCAAAGACATCGGTTTGATCCCGGGCAAACTGCCGGCTTTGACTGAACACGGCGGTCGTGTTAACCGTGTTGGTTTCACCCGTATCGAGCTGGAAGGCACCCTGGAAAAATTCGGTTTCTACGACGAATTCACCCAGGAATCGATGGACTTCGACAGCGATGCCGAACTGGATATGCACATCACCCGTGAAATGGTGACCGGTGCGCACCAGATGTCCGAAGCGGCTCTGCAAATCGACCTGATCAACGCCGCTGGCGTGATCCGTTACGCCGGTGACGCTACCAGCACCGCAACTATCGGCAAAGATGACTTGGTCACCTACGACGACCTGCTGCGCCTGGGCATTCAGCTGACCAACAACCGTACCCCGCGTACCATCACGCAGATCAACGGCACCCGTCTGACCGACACCCGTACCATCCCAGGCGCCCGTCCTCTGCACTGCGGCTCCGAGCTGATCCCGACGCTGAAAGGCATGAAGGATATGCACGGTAACCCGGCATTCATCTCTGTTGAGAAGTATGCTGCCGGTGGCGAAACCCTGATCGGTGAAATCGGCCAGATCGATGAATTCCGCATCATCATCGTGCCGGAAATGCTGAAGTGGGCTGGCGCTGGCGCGGCCATCGAAGTTGGTGATGCTTCCAACCACGATGACGGCGTGAAGTACGACGTGTTCCCAATGCTCTGTATCGGTCAAGGCTCGTTCACTACCATCGGCTTCCAAACTGATGGCCAGTCGACCAAGTTCAAGATCATCAAGAAGATGCCTGGCGTTGAAACCGCCGACCGTCTGGACCCGTATGGCGAGATGGGCTTCATGGCCATCAAGTGGTACTACGGCTTCATGACCCTGCGTTCCGAGCGCATCGGTCTGATCAAGACTGTAGCCCGCCTGTAACGGCAAAGTAATACCATTTGGGGAGCTTCGGCTCTCCTTTTGGGTACAACCCACACCGTTTCCAGGAGAAACGCAATGTCCGAACAAACTTCGCAAGATCAAGCACCATCCGAACTGGAATTGCTGCAAAAACGTGCAGCTGCCCTGAACATCACCATTGACGGCCGCTGGGGCGTCGAAAAGCTGCGTGAAGTCGTAGCTGCTGCGTTGGCTGAAAAACCTGCGGCAACTCCTGCACCTGCGCCTGTTGTTGTACCAGTTGCACAACCTATTGTGGTAGCAGTAGCTAAACCAGTGGAAGAAGACGACAGCGAGATTAAATCTCCTGTTGCTCCTACTTTGATGCCAAGTCTCGCCGCTGCAACTGCCGCCGCCCTGGCGCCGGAAGAACTGGCCGCTGAAACCGAAGGCCAGAAGAAAAACCGTCTGCGCCGTGAAGCTCAGGCGCTGGTCCGTGTTCGCATCAGCTGCATGAACCCGACCAAGAAAAACATGAAGGGCGAGTTGATGTGTGTGTCGAACAAAAACTTCGGCACCATCCAGCGCTTCATTCCGTTCAACCGCGACTGGCATATCGAGAAGGTGCTGTTTGATGCGCTTTCCGAGCGCGAGTACATGGTGTTCGACCGCGAGAAGACTGGCCGTGCCAACATCGAAGTCGTGACCCCGCGTTGCGTCCCTGAATTCAACATCGCTGTGCTGCCTCCACTGACCAAGGGCGAACTGAAAGACCTGGGTCAGCGTCAGGCCATGGCCAACGGTACTGGTGAATAATCATGGCGCTACCAGATCCAATCACACTGGCTTCGCTTACAGAAGCCCGGGTTGACGGGTCTGGTGTCTTCGACACGCTTATGCGTGCAATGGCCGGCCACCTGGAACGGGAGTTTGACGACAACCGTTTGCGAGGGGCCGACTATGCCAACGTCTACCTGAACGCACTGACCCCGGTATTGCAAAATGCCGTGGGTTTTTTGCTTCAAAAGGATGAAGCTGCGTATAAAGCGCAGTTGGTTGAAGCCCAGATCCGGCTGACTGAAGTGCAGATCCGTCTGGCCGAGGCGGAACTTGAACGTGAGATTCTGACCAAAGCACTGCTTGCAGCGCAGGTCGATAAGATCACGCAAGAGATTCTGAACCTGAAGGCCGAAGAATGTGTGCTGAAGGCGCAGTACGACATCGCACTGTCGACCAATCTGCAAACTGTGGCACAGACCTCCCTGGTCAACCAGAAGATCGCCACCGAGAAGGCGCAGACCTCCGGTATCGGCATTGAGGTGGGTTCGGTAATTGGCAAGCAGGTTGCTCTCTATACCGCGCAAGCTGATGGCTTCCAGCGAGATGCAGAGCAGAAAGCGGCCAAACTGATGGTCGACTCTTGGAACGTGCGGCGGACCACAGACGTGGGCACCGTAGCGGATGCGACCAACCAACTGAACGATGCCAACGTAGGTCGGGCAGTCACTGCTCTACTCGCAGGTGCCGGGGCATAAACCAAGCGTGATAGGAT